ATTCCAGAGTTCACAGGCGGTGTGAATGGAGAAGAACCAGCAGTTCACGAAATTCCAGAGTTCACAGGCGGGGGGGATGGGGAAGAAGGAGCAGTGCCCGGGGCTGATAGACGATTATGAGGAACTGCAACGCTTGGCCGCAAAGGTGGACGGCGCGGAACGCGTTACGGTGCTGAGGTAAGGAGGCGCATGGCTATGGTAGAGTATTACGAAGGCCGGCTGTGCATCCCTGCGAAGGAGCTGGTGGAGCGGGGACTTGTGAGCGAAGCCAACTACAAGAAGATGGCGATACGCAAAAAGCTCGACGTCGCCCGCACCGCGCGCGGCCTAGGCAACTACGCCCTTGTGGCCGTGGACACGCTGCCTGCCGCGATGAAGGAGGCCGTGAAGCGCGCCTATCCCAACCTGCGCATCGTGCGGCTGGTGAACTGGGTGCGTGAGAACTACGACTACGACCAGCGCGCCTACGCCTTTTTCTCCTCCCCCGAACAATGCGGCGTTGAGCTGCCCCGGCGGCACGTGAGGGAGTACACCGTGAACGCAGGCGTGATAAGTGCGGCCGTTGCCCTGTACAACAGCGCGAAGGCACAGCACACGGTGATGGGCGAGGCCTACGATTGGGACATGATGGCCGAGGCCATCGACGTACTGAAACAAGAGTACGGCCACACGTTGCCCACATCCACCCTTCGCTTTCGCAAGAAGGTGGCGGAGTTCCGCAAGAAAGGCTATGCCTGCCTCATCAGCGGCAAGTTCGGCAACCAGAGCGCACGCAAGGTGGACCACCGCACCGAACGCCTGATATTGGGCCTTGCGGTGCTGCCCAACAAGCCTTTCAATAGCAACGTGCACGATATGTACCTGAGCTTTGTGTGTGGCGAGTTGGAGGTGTACGATCCAGAGACGGGCGAACTGTTCTGCCCGGACGACTTTACGCTGAAGAACGGCGAGCCGAAGACGCTGAGCGAGGGCACCATCAACAATGTGCTGAATGCGCCTAAGAACAAGCTGATGGTGGAACATGCGCTATCCACCTATACCACGTTCATGCACGAACAGATGCCACACATGCACCGCCACTCCGGCCGTTTCTCGCTTTCGCAGATCACGATGGACGACGTAGACCTCACGCGCAAGCTGAAAGACACCAAGCAGCGCGTACACGCATACTACGCCTACGATGTGGTGAGCCAGTGCGTGCTGGGTGCTAGCTACGGCCGAAAGAAAGACGAGAACCTCGTGGTGGATTGTTTCCGCGACATGTTCCGCACCATAGCTCGCCACGGATGGGGCATACCGGCAGGCATCGAGGTGGAGAACCACCTGATGAGCCAATACCGCGACGGTTTTCTGCGGGCAGGCGAAGTTTTCCCATTCGTACACTTCTGCGCCCCGCAGAACTCGCAAGAGAAGTACGCCGAGCCGCTGAACGGAGCCAAAAAACGCAGCATCATACACAAGAACCACACGGGCATCGGCCGTTTCTACGGCAAAGGTAAGTGGAGACAGGAATACAAGAAGGTGAGCGACGAATGGAACGACACCTACGAAGACCGCGAATACTTCACATGGGAAGAACTGGTGGCCGACGACCGCGCCGACAGCGCAGAATGGAACCACACGCTACATCCCGACCAGAAACGCTATCCCGGCATGACACGATGGCAGGTGCTGGTGGCCAACGTGAACCCCACGCTACTGCCATACGACGCACGGACGTTGGCACGGCACATCGGCGAGGCTGTTGAGACCAGCGTAAGGAGGAACTCTACGGTGCGCGTGGCACACGAAGACTGGTGGCTGAGCAGTACTGCGGCACTGGAACGCCTTGCCCCGAACAACTACAAGGTGACGGCCTATTACCTGCCGGATGAAGAGGGAGGGCCAACGGAGGTGTACCTCTACCAGGGCGACCGCTACATAGACAAGGTGGAGCGCGTGGATACCTACAACCGCGTGATGGCCGAGCAGACGGACGAAGACGTGGTGAAGTTCATCGAGCAGCAGAAGAAAGTGGCCGGGTTCAGGAAATACGTAACCGACAACGCCATCCAGCGCGTGGGTGTGATGAAGACGAAGGTGGAACTGACGATAGAAGATGAAGAGGACCTGGAAGTGGCCACACCACAGGCACAGGCAGTGGAAGAGGTGCCGTTGCCCCCGATAATGGCAACAGACTGGAGCAGGGCCGGCGTGGATGCCACCTGACGACAAACTAACGATAATCGAACGACATTAAAACAGCATTAGAACATGACACAAGACACCAAACAGCGGATATTGGCAGCCGTGGTAGCCAACCGCACCAATTACCCGAGCGACGCCAAGCACGCCGCAAGCCTGGGAATAAGCACGAGCGTGTACAGCGCACTGAAAAACGGCCAGACCGACAAGACGTTGAGCGACGCCAACTGGATATCGATAGCGCGCCGACTGGGCGTTGAGCTGCGCGCCAGCATCGAGTGGAAGGCTGCACGCACGCCTGTATACCAGTTCGTTATGGCGCAGCTTGAATTCTACCAGCAGAGCGGCACAAGCGGCATATTGTGCGACATGCCCAATATAGGCAAGACGTTCACCGCACGCTTGTATGTACAAACCCACGCCAACGCGGTGTACATCGATTGCAGCCAGGTGAAGACCAAGCTTAAGCTGGTGCGCAAAATTGCAGCAGAGTTCGGCGTGAACGCCCGCGGACGGTATGCCGACGTGTATGACGATCTGGTGTATTACCTGCGCTCCATCGAGCAGCCCCTCATCATCCTAGACGAGGCGGGCGACCTGCAATACGAGGCTTTCCTCGAGTTGAAAGCCCTTTGGAACGCCACCGAACGCGCCTGCGCCTGGTACATGATGGGTGCAGACGGGTTGAAGGAGAAGATAAACCGCTCCATCGAGTGCAAGAAGGTGGGCTACACCGAGATGTTGAGCCGATACGGCAACCGCTACTCGAAGGTTACGCCCGACGACGGCCGCGAGCGCGACGCCTTCTTGGCCGAACAGGCCCGCATCGTGGCCAAGGTGAACGCCCCGACAGGCACGGACATCGCCGCCATCGTACGCCGCACGGGCGGAGGGCTGCGGCGCGTGTATACCGAAATAGAGAAACTAAAACGGGCAAACTGATGGCCAGGACAAGAGCGTACACACCGCGTGAAGTTGGTGAGAAACGATACAAGACCCTACCCTGGGATGGCGAGTGGCAACGCGTGTTCGGACGGCCTGCACTCAACGAGCTGTGGTTCATCAGCGGCGCGTCGGCCCAGGGCAAGAGTTCGTTCGTGATGCAGCTGGCCAAGAAGCTGTGCGAATACGGCCGTGTGCTGTACGTCAGCGGCGAGGAGGGCATACGCCAGTCGTTTCAACGTCGCCTGCAACTCTTCCACATGGAGGACGTGAACCGCCGCTTCTTCATCATCGAAGACACAAGGATAGAGGCACTCACCGAGCGGCTGGCCAAGCACAAGAGCCCCCGTTTCGTGGTGATAGACAGCTTTCAGGTGGCCGAATGGACATACGAAGAGGCAATGGCACTGAAGGCGCGTTTCCCGCAGAAGACGTTTATATACGTATCGCAAGAGCACAAGAGCGCACCGATGGGCAAGCCTGCCGTTCGTCTTCGCTACATTGCCGGCGTTAAGGTGCGCGTTTCGGGATTCGTCGCACTCTGCATGGGACGCGAGAACGAACACCACGGGCAAGGCTTCGTTGTGTGGGAAGAGGGAGCGGTGAGATATGGGAACGGAAGCCTCAGCCCCTCTCCGAGGGGAGAGGGGAGTGAATAGCCTTGCCGCGCACATGGGGTTAACAATTAAATAAAGGAGTTATGGGAAAGAGAAGAACAGGCCTGTTTTATCAGGAAAAGAACAAGACAATGAAATCTGCCGAACTGAAGGCATACCTGGAAGGGGTTATCGCCGACCTGCCGGAGCAGGAGCTGGACTTAAACATCGACATGATGCTATTTTTTAGGTGGTGGGACAAGCCGCACAGTGCGGGGGGCCTCTGCTCCTGATTTTGCAACGCACCTTTGGTCAGCCTCCTCTATGAGTGGTTCCACCTCATGGTGTCCGCAATAGTTCACACTGAACTCTTTATAAGACGAGATTTCCAGGCTGGGCGACTTGCCGCAGACGGGACACTTGATTTTGGCGTACTCTGAGGAGAGTAACGCGTAGAAAGGATTATTTATGCTCATATTTAATTATGTTTGATTTAACGCTACAAAGGTAGCAATAATATCCCGGTTCGTGAGAATAGGGATATTTCCAAAACGATTTCACAACATTAAAATAATAAGAAGATGAACAACAAGCGAATTTACATTAGCGGTGCCATAGCGCACCACGACATCGACGAGCGCAAGGCGGCATTCGCCGCGGCCGCCCGTCGGCTGAAGAGTGAGGGCTACACGCCCGTGAACCCCTTCGACAACGGACTGCCTGATAGTGAAGATTGGCGACGCCACATGCGCGTGGATATCGGCATGTTGCTGCAATGTGGCCGCATATACATGCTGCGCGGATGGGAACTGAGCAAGGGCGCGAAACTGGAACTGGACGTGGCCAGCAGCTGCGGAATAGAGGTTGTATTCGAAACGCATGTGCCATGATACGAGGAAAGTGGGGAAAGATGACGCTCACGGACGAGGAGCGGGTATGGATGGAAGAGCACTTCGCCCATACGAAGAACGAGGAGGTAGCCCGCTACCTCGGGGTGTCGCGGCGAACTGCCGTGCGGCTGGCACGCGGAATGGGTTTGGAGAAGAGTGCGGAGTTCGCACGCGCGATGCAGGCCAATGCTGTTGAGCACGCCGTACGAGCCAACCGCGGGCAGGGTAATGCAGGCAAGGCTAATCTTCTGAAATACGGCAAGGCCTACCGGTTCAAGCCCGGCATGGGAAATAAGGACCGACTGTCGGCGGAAGCTCTCTCCGAAATGTACCGACGGAGCGCGGAGACACGCAAGCGCATGGTGATGGCCGAACGCCGCCGCGTGGCCTTCGGGCTGGAACAGAGAACCGCCCTACGCGTGGTTAAGGCGCCAAAAGCGAAAATATACCTGCGCCACGAGCTTCGCAAACGTGGTTACGTGGTGGCCCACGCATCGTCGGATGCCACGATAACGCCCGACACGTGCCGTTCGGCCATTTTGGAACAGCGGGCGGAGAAGATGGGGATTAGGTTTTATCTGACAGAGAAACAGAATGATACACAAGGGAGATAAATTCACGGTGCATTGGGTCGGGCACGAGTCATGTTATGTTGACAGGCTTTACGAGGTTGTCGGAATAATTGACGATTGTCGCTGTCCACGCCCGTCGTGGTTTACGGGAAGGCCCGAAACACCCAGGGCTGCACACTGTCACATATCGGCGCGCTTGGTGCGCTCTCCTCTGAAATGGCATGACGATGGGCTGCACTGGTTCAACGACATCGACCCGCAGACGCTCCATAGCATAACCAGTCCCGACTTTTGGCTGGAGATTATCCGGCAGCCAGGGGACCAATTAAGTTTATTTTAAAAGCAAAAACGATGAAACTGATAATCGAAAGAATGAAAGTTCGCCTACAGGCATGGCTTGAGGGCCGCGCCCGCGAAATGGAGGCGCGCCGCGTGAAGCGTATAGACCGTGAGGCGCGCAAGACCATACATTTGATAGAACATAACGGCGTGATGTACGTGGGCGTTAACGGCGTGCCGCTCTTTGCGCCCATCGACTTGACGGAAAGCGTGATCGAGAGCGTGGCGCAGGCGCGCAAGGCCTATGCTGACTGGATGGAAGAACAGGCGTGGCGGTAGCCGCTAATTAAGGAGGACAAGCCTATGCCGCCAGAGTATAACTATCGAAAGTTTTATGCGTTGCTCAAACTCATGCCGTATGCCGACAAGGAAACGTTGGTGTTCCAATACACAAAGGGACGTACCGACCACCTCGGGCAGATGCACCCCGACGAATACCGCGTGATGCTGTGCGACATGAAGCGGGTGGTGGACGACGAGGACACGACACGCGAGCTGAAAAAGCGGCGCAGCGCGGTGCTCAAGCTGATGCAACAGCTTGGCGTGGACACCACCAAATGGCCTTGCGTTGATGCCTTTTGCCAGCATCCTCGTATCGCAGGCAAGATATTCCGCAGGTTGTCGTTGGACGAATTGGAGGCGTTAGTGCCAAAGTTGCGGTCGATATTGAATAAGGGCGGGCTTAAGGCATCCGAGCCTGCCACGCAACCGCAGCCACCACGACCACGGCCTGCGAAACTGAAAGTGAAGTACAATTTTATGATTAACAACAAAAACAACAAGAACAATGAAAAAGGAAATGCTTGAGGGCCTTTCGCCCGAGGAGAAGAAGGAATTGCTGGCCACGCTGCAGAACGAGGCCAATGAGGAGAAGAACAACCGCCGACAAGCCTATGAGGACTTGCGCGCGAAGTTTGCACAAGACGTGCAAGCGCGGTTGAATGACGTGGTGACGGCTGTTACCGAGTTCCGCGAATGGCTGGAAAACGAGAGCCGCGCCTTCCGCGACGTGATGGCCGAGTATGGCCAACTGCGCAGTGAGAGCCAAGGCGGCTTCACCATGACGGTGGGCGAGTTCCGCCTGACGGTAGCCGCCAACAAGGTGAAGGGTTTTGACGAGCGCGCCGATATGGCTGCCGAACGGTTGGTGGACTATCTCAAGCGTTATGTGCAGCGTACGGAGAAGGGTACGGACGATCCCATGTACCAGCTGGCTATGACGCTATTGGAGCGCAACAAGAGCGGCGACCTCGACTACAAGAGTATTTCGAAGTTGTACGACCTCGAGACACGCTTCGATGCCGAATATGCCGAGATCATGCAATTGTTCAAGGAAAGCAATGTTATTCAGCGCAACGCGCAGAACTTCTACTTCCACCGGCGCGACGAGGTGGGCGTTTGGCGCAAAGTGGAGCCCAGTTTCTGCCGAATGTAGTAAGGGTGAAAGGGTGAAAAGGTGAAAGGGTGAAAAGATGGCTCACGCCCGCAAGGTTATTGGCTTAACTCCCTTACTCCTTAACCCTTTAACCCCTGAACGTAAAAAAGTCCCCCCCCCCCCCCCCCCTCGTGGGGGGTTTCCGTAATTTTGCATATTATTGTTAACGTACACAATGGTTATGGCAAGAGGGAGAAACAAGGACTTGATTAACGAGCGCGACCGCCGACTATTCGAGCGGTTCTACTATTGGAGCGAAGTTAAAAGGCTTCGCTTTGACGACACCATACGCAAGCTCTCGACCGAGGAGTTCTTTCTAGCCGAGGCCACCACGCTGCGCATCGTGCGGCGCATGCTGATGGAGGGTGCCACGGTAGACGGAAAGGCCGTGGAGAAGAGTCGGCGTCAGGGGTTCAGGTCTTCAACCGCACGGAGAGAGTCGTGCGGCCAATTGTCCTTGTTTCCCGAGTAGCCTCGGCCAAAGCGCATGTATAAGTCTCCTCGTAAACCTTGATGCCGTGGTTGAACGTAAAGAACCGCGAGCGGGCGCGTATCAAAGCCCCCTCGCTTGACGGCCGATAGCCCTGCAACAGCGCGTGCAGGGCTTTTCTTTTTTCCTCGCGCTGCATGATGCGGTCTGTCGTATGGCTGCCTGCGTGGGTGTCGTCGTAGCAGTCGAGTATGAGGCGAACGCGTACCTCGCATGTTCCGCGCTGTGCGATGTCGCCTGTGTCGTTCCATTCCGTGCCGGGCATGTCGATGAGGACGGCGGGATATGTCAGTGGATACATATCCAATTGTTCGTTGTCCAGTGCCTCCAACTGTCCGTAGTCTTCGTCCACGGTGCGTGCCCAAGGCAGGGCACGTGCTATGTGGTCTATCATGTTAACGAGAATCGATTCCATTTCCTATTTCTATTAGTGTGTTTAGTATCATCTTGCGTATCTTAACGTTAAGTTCGTGGCTCGTGCCGATGAACTGACGGCGCGGGATGTGTATGGCCGTCTTTTTCGTCAGGGCCATTGCGCGCCACGCCTGCGCCATCGGCGGCAGCTCTTTCGGCATTTTCTCGCCCTTCTTAACCTTGGCCAGCGAATACACCATGTGCCAGGCATAGCGGCGCATTTTGGGTGTTATGCCGATGTTTCCGCCCTCGTTGTGGATGGCGGCATAGGGCCGCGGGTTGGTAACCATTACCGCGCCGGGCATGGCCACGGCATCTATGCTGCGCATCAGGTTGTCGGTGGCCGAGGTCAGCGGCTTGTACGGCGAGCCCGCCTCCTGTCGCCTTGTCTTCTTCCAGGGGTGCAGCCCGCCGTTGGTGAAACCGCTGTCACGAAAGTTCTGCCGAAAGTGGTTCTTGGCGATGACGGCCGCCTTGCGGGGGATGTCTGAGCGCATGGCCTGCTCCACCTGCTGCGGAGCTCGGGCGATGATGTCGGCTATTTGCTTGGCGTTCATTATTTTTTTGTTAAAAAGTTTGTTCGTAACGAATAAATTCGTATCTTTGCAATGCATCAGAAATGATGAGGGATGGGGCCTCAAAAACCCTGTACCAGCCAAGGTCGCTTATCAGCGGCCTTATTTTATTTCTTTCAATATCATCTCCTCGGCAATGTAGAAGTATATTTTTCCCTCGTGTTCAAGCTTGTTTTTCGCATCATTAAAGGCCTTGTAGTATTCTTGCGCATGAGACGGAATTTGGAACACAACAGCTTTGCCCCCTTGCTTTCTCAGTGCTTTTGTTGCATACTTGACGATATTGCCAGCTCCTCCGGTGATACATTTTAAGTCAGCCGGCGTTCCATCAATCGTAATGTCGTAGGTCTGTCCGCTCTCTTTTTTGTCGGAAAGATGCTCCACTATATGACCATTGTCCGCAATCACTTTACACATATTCTTTTCCTTTTCATATTTTTCTTTCTCCTGTGGGCTCTTCTCCGATTCTTTAACTCTTTCTTTTTGCGTAACGACGAAACCGTTTTTTGAAGTGTACGTGTATTCCCACTCTTTTTTGTCGTACTTTGTGATGCTTCCCTTGTGGTCCGTTGGCAGCACCTTATCTATGTAGCGACAATTAAAGCAATCTTTCTTTTGGTTCGAGAAAACGGTGCGAAGCTTTGCCCCTATTCCTTTGGGCTTATGGAACGGGCATTTGGCGCAACTCTGGGGGAAGTAAGGATGCGTATCGTTTATAAGATGCCCGTCCTTGCCAGGGTTGTTGTCCAACCCGCGCTGCGGCTGCGGGGCGGGCATGTCCTCCACCACGTCGGCAGGCGTGGCGGGGTCGTCCGTGGCCTCGAGCATGCATTTGCAGTTCCATCTGTCCTGTGGATGGTGCTTTTCCCAGAAAGGGTGCTCGATGGGCAAGGTGAGTTTCTTTTCCCAATATGAGCGGTGCGAGGCCTCGGCATCGGGTGATGTGGTGGGCATCCAGCGCAGGTTGGGGAAGATGTCGCGGTTTTCAACGAACTCCTGCCAATCGGCCGCGGCGTGAGCGCGCAGCACGGCCGTGTTGTATTCGGTGCGCAGCCACGCGCACGTGTGGTGCGAGGCAATCGTACGAACGTCGTTCGACCACTGTTCGAACGGCTTTATGTTGCCGTTCGCATCGCGCAATTTGTCGGCCATCGCCTTGCCCATCGCGTGCACCTTGAAAGCCGCGAACACCTCGTTGCCGTGGAGCATGGCATCAAGAAATCGGTCGTTGTGTCGCGGTTGGTATTCGCCGCGTGCCAGGCCCTCGGCTGCCGCCTCGTTCATGGTGCGCTGCAGCGCGCGCCACATCTTCGGCTCGATTTCGTCGGACGTGTCGAAACCCTCGTAAATGGTGTGCAGGAAGTCGCCCAGCAGGTCGGCCGAAACCTCCACGCCACCATCGGCGTTGTGGAAATGCGCGTGGCACCCGCACCGCCCGTCACCATAGTAGAGGTTGTCAATTAGAAGTCGTTGTCCGCCCCGATAGGCCTCGGGGCTAGGCCGAAAAAACGTTGCAGGGCGTTCGTTGGGGCTTTGCGTTCGGGCTCTTGCGGTGGTTCGGGCTCTTGCTCCAGCCGCTCGCGCATGGCTGCGCGCTCCTCTTCCTTCTTCGCTTTCAGCTCGTTGTAGTTCTCGGGCTTGGCTACGCCGAAGGTCTCGTAGAGATAATCGTCGTCTATGGGCAATCCCATATTAGAGAGTTTCTGCACGATGTCTATCTGTTGCGCGGTGTCCACCTTCTCCTTTTTGGCGTACACGAACTCGCCGCCGTCGGTATTGAACCCCAATTCGGCGAAGATGTCGCGCATCTGATAATTGAGGATGTCGAGTATGAAGTCGCGGTCGTCGGCATTCATCTCGTCCTCCTCTTCCTTGTGGATAGTGCCCAGAGCCTGCGTACCCGTTTCCTTTGCGTCGGTCGTGAGCGTATTACCAAGCACGCGGATGCTAATCTTCGAATCCCAGTATTCGGCAAACGTGCGGTACAACTCGCTGCTGCCCGTCTTGTTGGCTGCCTCGAGCAATTTCAGTTCGCTGTCCTTCGGATGGATGTAGACCGCGTTCGTGCCTTGCTGCCGTGCCTCGCGGATGAGCGTCTTGCGCGCCTCCTCGTCACCGGCATCGTAGGTGTACTCGCGTATGGGCATGCCGAAGATGTTGCAAAACCTAGCCCAGTCGCCCATGTTGCCCTTCTTGTAGAGCACGGCGGGCAGAATTTCGGCGAATATGCCCAGCCCGCGCTCCGAGCCCACGAAGAGCGTATGGGGGAACAGCTCTATGGGCTCGCCGTCAATGTCGCCCTGGTGGCGAAGCACAAGGCCGCGCACGGGGTCATAATTTTTGCGGCTGATACTATCGAAACGGATGTTACCGTCTTCGTCCGTGCGGAACTGCACCAGCGTGAAGCCCCAAAACTCGGATAGGATAAGCTCCTTGCGCAGCTGCTTGAACCAGGGCGAGCGCAGTTGCCTGTTAATCTCCTCATCGGGTTTCCCCTCGCGCTGAAATTCGATGGGTATCTGCGTCACGCCGCGCAGCCGCTTGGCCATCACGCCAGTAAGGTGTAGGTCGAAGTTCGCACTCTCGTACATGTCGTAGAGGCGCACGCGGTTGCTGTAATCGATGCCGCGCGCCGAGGTGACGGCGTTCATGTAGTGTTGCAAATTGAAGTGGAACAGCTCGGGCATCTGCAGTACCACGTCGGGCTGGCGTTCTCCAGGTGCGGCGAGCATGCCGCCCTGCGTTATACGGCGGCCTTGCGCGCGCCTTTGTTTCAGGTTCTTCATCTTTACCATTTTTTGTTTTTTCACTTATAAGAGCGTTGGGCGCACTTCGTCGGCCTTTATCTGCCATCGGCTCTTGTCTTCAATCTCCTCGGCTGGCAGCAGCGGTGCGCCGTCGATGGTAACGTCTCCGCGCATCACGCCCTTGAGCCACTCCACGGCTCGGTTGTAGCGGTCTTCCCTACTCTTGGATATCTTGTAGGGGTTGTGTTGGCAGAAGATGTGGTAGATGGCGATGTCCAGCGCGAACATCAGCACCAGGGCGTGGCGGTCGGTGCCGCGTGCGGAGAAAATCTTGTCGCAGTCGTACTTTTTGTTCAAGTACGACCGCATTTCCAGCACGGCGCGGTCCTCGCATATCTCCACAATCTGCGGGTCGTAGTCGGCCGTGCCTTGGCGCAACAGGCTGTCGAGAATCTCGCGATGTATGCTCGCGTCGTAGTCGGTTATGTCTATGAAATTGCTCATGTTACATCATAAATGGGTTGTCCTTATTCATATCCTCATCGTTAAGCGCGATGGTGTAGGTGGGTTCAAGCTCTCCCGTCTTGCGGTCCACCATCGTCACGCCGCCCTCCACGGCGTCGAGGCCGTCGGCAGGGTAAGGCAAGGTGAGCTCGAAGAGTTTGGACTGATTGATGAGTTCCTGCATGTGGGGGTTGTCCTTCTCTTCTTCGTTGAATATCCATGTACCTAATCGGTCGAGCGGCTCCAGGTTGGCCTCGATGCGCGTTGCCTTGTCCGTCTTCTTGCGCGTGTCCTCGCGAATGAAGAGCTGCACCTTGCGCTTGGCGCACTCGTCGCGCAGCAGGGGCTTGAACACCTGCTGATAAAAAGGGTCTTGCAGCCTGTTGTTTTCGATGTACCAATACACGTTGGTTTTTCCACCCACGTACTTGTCCAACTCAAAGTACCAACCTATGAAGTTGGCGTTGGTTTCACGTGCGAGAAAGCCCTTAATCACGTAGTACACGCCCTTATACTTGCCCACCAGCCATAAGGCCTTGGTGGAGCTGCCTTTCTTCTTGCTGTCGGAATATGCGGGGTCGCCGTAACCTATAAGGAAGCGGAACTTCTTCAACGGCGGCACCTTGCCGAAAGGCAGGTTCTTAAAAATCTTGCCCTCGGCCACGGGGTTGTTGAAGTACTCGCCCTGCTGGGCGCGCACCGAGATCTTCGATAGGCTTCGGTCTATCTGCTCCTCGGTATTCTTCTGCGGCCACGTGCTGTGCCCGTGCTTGTCGCGGATGTTCACCACGTCCCAGCTGTTGGCCAGCATACCGGCGCGCGTTATGCAGCAATCCTTGGCGATGATGTTGCCGCACCATAGCACCAAGGTTGGCTCCGAGATGGAGCGTGTGGGATAAAGTGCCCGCTCGGCCCACTGCCACTTCTTGTCCAGCGTGACGGGATTGCGGCAGTCCTCATCGGTGTCATAGTCGTCGAAGTACAGCACATCGGGGCGTATGGCCTCGTTGCGCATTCCGCGCGGCGCGGAGCCCGCACCCAGGGCGATGAATTTCGCACCGCATGCGCAAGCGAATTCCGTGTTGGTCCATGCGCCGATGGTTTCCTGTTTTCCGTAAAACTGAATCAAACGCGGGTTTTTCTCAAAATTGGCCTTATAAGGTGCGAGCAGGCGTTCGGCAGCATCGATGGTGGCCGCCGCCAATGCCACGAACCGCTTGCGTTTGGTGAGCGTTAGGTACATCAGCACGAACATCACCACGGTACTCTTGGCCAACTCGCGGCTCCACGAGAGAACTTCGTACCACTCGTCATTGGCTACGATGCGCCGTATAGCCTTAATATGGAATGGGGCGAAATCGTACTTGGCGTAGGTTGGGAAAAAATAGCGTATCCACTCCACGGGGTCGCGTTCCAGTTCCTTTCGCCGGCGTTCTACCTCATATCGCGACAGGCCCTCGTCCACCGGCACGTCCTTGGCCAACCCCTCGTGGAACCTGCGCCACAGCTCCAATGCCTGCTTGTCTGTATGCCGTGTCTTCATCCTCGTGTTGTCTGGTCCTTAATGAATGCGTCGAATAGGTTGTTGAACTGCTTGGCCGCCTCGACGTCTAGCGGGCGCAGCCATGTTAGGAAGCGCATGCCCACGGATACGCAGTCGCTCACGCCGATGTCGTTCTGCAGCTTGTTGATGGCCCCGGCCAGCTTGGCCAGCGCATCGGCCTCGGCGGGCGTGGCGTATCGTTGCCCCTCACCGCGCGCGGCGATGGCATTGTTCACCTCTATTATCTGCCTGTTCCATTGGGCTATTATCTGTGCGGGAGTGATGGCCACGGATGCCTTCACCTCCTCCCAGTTGCCCTCGCGTATCCATCGGCTTACCGTCTGGCGGGTAGTGCCCACCTTGTCTGCAATCTCCTCTTGGGTGTAGTTCCCGTCCAAAAAAAGTGAGCGTGCAATGCTCTTCTTATCGATATTTGTCTTTGCCATCCATTTCTTGTTTTGTATGCAAATTTCCCCCTTTTTTCACTAATGGTGAAATTGCGAATTAATCATATACGCCTGAATTGCAATGGTGTACATTCCGTATTACACCATATTTTTACGATTTTTTGGGTTCGTTTTTTCAGTTTAATTTTGCCGAAAAATCAAAATACGGTGCAAAAGAAATTCTTCAATATAATCCCAGGTGACGGAGAGGTCGCCATACTGCTATACGGCGACGTTGGCGACGGGCAGCGCGTGGACAGCGGGCGCGTGGTGGCCGAACTGATGGCCTTGCAATCACAGTACTCCAAAATCGATGTGCGCATCAACA